TCACGCCACTTGTCAGTGTGTGAGACAACCCATTCAGTCAGCTCTTTGTCGGACTCTGTGGGTTCGTCATACTGACTTTGTTCTAAGTTGTCCATTGGAAACCTTTAAAGTTTTTTCCAGTCTTCAAAAGACAAACGATTAGCGCTGGGGTCGCCCTGTTGTTTTTCGTGCATATACTGTTCGCGGCTATTTGCATTACGAAATTTTGAAATTTCTTCTAAGTCTTTGTTCAAGCCTTTATTAGCCATTCCGCCAAACTCTTTTAAAGCAGCGCCCAAAGAACCTTTACCCGTGTCTAAAGCTTCTGCCTTTTTCAAAACTTCACTATTTCGGTTAATACGCTCTTCTTGAGAAGCTTTGTCTTTATCTAATTCTGCTTTAGTCATCGTCTTGCGTTGACCTGCCATTGATGTAGCCATTTTAAAATCCTTTCAAAGGGCTAATAGCCCGAAATATTATCATAAACCTCATACTCATCATCCTCATAATCAGGGACAAACGAGTTAAGGGCCAATTGTTCAATATACGCTAAAGCATCCACCAAGTCATCGTGCACGCCTTTGGTAGGGAACATAAGGAGCTGGTCTTCGAAGTCTGCCCAATCACCTTCTTCGTTGAGGGTGACTTTGCCGTGCTCCATGCGCCCTTGTAAGGCCCAGATGATACGATCTGTCTTCTTCTTGTTACCATGAGTCAATGTCTGGATGTGAGCGAAGGTGTTATACTGCCTCATCATGTCCTGTAGGATGGTCAAGGCAGCGTTCTTAGCTGTTCCTCGCTCAATACCTACCGATAACGGCTGGAACTCTTTAATGTTCTTCAAGATACGCATACATGTATCTTTAATGTCCCATCGTCCGTGCTCAATCTTGTTAACCCACCAAGTACCATCGTCTGATACCTTGACCACAGCGATAGCTGATTCGTCTAGTCTCTTCTTGTTCTGGGAGCCATCGGCAATGTCTTCAAAGCCTGCCAAGTCAATGGCGATGATGTATGAACCATCTTTAGGCTCAGGGCCTTTCTTGATCCAATGCTCTTTGAAGATGTCAGAACCTGAAGTATCAAAGCTGGATAAGTATTCTTGCTTAAAGGCAAAGGAACTCAATGTTCGCTTGGCTGCTTCGATCTCTTTAGGGTCAATGGTTTCGTTGTCAGCAGTGGTGTAGTGCCATGCCTTCCACTCTTCATCAGCCTCATCTTTGCCGAGCTTATACACGTCATAGAACCAGTTACGGCCTGAGGGGGTAGAGATGAATAGTGCTCTGCCTTTCTTGTCCGACAAAGCAGCACGGATAACCTTTTCCCAAATCTCTTGCTTGATAAACGAGCATTCATCTAGTACGACATAAACTAAAGACACTCCTCGCAGAGAGTCAGGATTGTCAGCACCCCGTACGAGAATCTTACGGCCATTGACCAAAGTGATCTCAAGGTTGTTAATGTGAGAGGACTTAATCACTGGACGACCTAAGTCATGCAGCAAGTCCCAAATGATCGTACGGGCCTGCCCAAGGGTAGGAGCGATGTACATCACCGCTGACCCTTCAGGGCAGTTCAAAGCCTCGATAAGCAGCGTTACAGCCGACAGCCGGGACTTACCACAGCGACGGCCAGCAGCTACAACCTTGAAGCGGTGAGAGTCTTTAAAGACAGTCTGTTGCCAGTTCAGTAATGCAAAGTTAAGTTCAGACATCAATTATGTCCTCATCGTTAACACTGCTTACAGTGGGCGTATTCAAGCCTGTAATGTTGATACTGATCTGAGGTGCTCCACCAGCTTGTTTAGCTGCATCGAACATAGACACAGGGAGGATACGATCAACAGCTAACTTCATAGCTGCCATCTGTCCGGGGTGTCCATCAGTCATGGCAATCTCTACCATCTTGTCTAGGATACGACTACCACCGGTGGCAAGCAATCGTTCCTTGAACTCTTGAAGTCTGGCAGCATCGCCAGCAGGACGACCTACCTTACCTTTGGTTCGATCCTTCACTGCTTGAAGGTCAGACTTAGGTGGTCTACCTTTACCTCGTAATTTAGGCTGTACTGTCTCTGTCATACGGTTGCTTTCTTGCACTCTTTGCAGTAGCTAGAGTAGCCAGAGTAGCTTTTCTTATCAGCGTAGAAGTCAAACAACTTCTTCTCTTCACCGCACTTAGCACAAGACTTAACACCCTTGCTTAAAGACTCTTTAACAGCTTTCTGCTGTGCGTACCTACTCTTGTTATATTCCTCACGCTCATCTTGTGGTTTAGACAAATGATGTAAGTGTTCTGTTAAAACCTTAGTTTCTTGAACGTCATACAGACGTGGTGTGTTTTCCATTTTGATTCCTCTTGAAAAGCTACAGGTGTTCAGACACACGCACCTGTAAACGTGTTTCAAGCCTATCACTAGGTGTCTTTTGTTTGGTAGACATACCTTAAGTATAGACACCCTGTTAGTTAGACAAAACATCTATGCTTACCGTGCTTCGCACTTAAAGTACTTTAAAGGAACGTATAAGTTAAGAACTTACTAAGTTAAATATTATAAGTACTTGTTATAAGTATCTGTTAGTAGTTAACTTATACATTCGTTGTATCAACTGTCCAGATTCCTGCTTAGCAACATAAGAGTCCATCACCTTCTTCGTCACTTCATAGTACAGTATAATAAGTATAGCATGCTTTTGTCGGAATGCAAGCTTTTTCTTCATTTTGTTACAATTATTTACGTTTGTTACGCAAACTGTACATATGTTACTTTCTTAAGCCTTCTACTTCTTACATTTACGACTATGCACTCGTAGGATTGTCTAGTCTACCTACTTTCCTTTACCGATCAACTACTTAGCGCTTTAAGTGATGTGGTCTAATCTGTCCCCAATTAAGTCTATTTTGACCTTTTTGTGAGCGTCAGAGGCTCCTGCAACATTAAACACTAAAGCCACACCCCTCCCCCCATGACTCGATAGGCTACAAAGTTACTAAGCAGTCACAATCTAGGCACTCGAGATAGTAAGTACACATATGGTTATAACTTATAACGATACTGCACAGTCACGGTCTAGACTGTCTAGTCACTTTACAGGCGGGATAAGTGAGGGGCGATGTAGGAGCTTACAACGTATACTTGGCAGTCACAATCAAGACTAACCAGTCACAATATAACTTAGTGTTTCACGTGAAACAATACAGTACTGTATAGATAACCATTAGGGTTTGTCACTATAAAATATTTGTTGAAAAGCTATTGACAATGCCAAAAGCCTGATACAATTGATGCATCATCCACGAAACCTAAGGGTTATATATGTCAGACAATGTAAAGTTTGCAGTAGGCTTAGCTATCATCATTGGTATAGTAGCATTAGGGTTTGTCCTAGTTGCGTCATACTTTGACGTCCTGGTCAAGTAAGCTACAATCAACCCACGGCCACGGCCATAACTTTAAAGGTTTAAACTATGATTAAGATCTCCAAGACTTCCAAACTTGACGGTATCCGTTCATGGTCGCTGCAAGCGCTCGATACGTGTCCAGGCAGCATCGCTTCACCGGGCGTACTTGTTGATGCATGTAAGGGTTGCTATGCCACTACCGGCAACTACAATTACCCTAACGTTAGGGCGCCTAGACTGTCTAACCGCGAAGACTGGCAGCGCCTCGAATGGGTGTCCGATATGACGCGGGCATTGGACAGTGATAGATATTTTCGCTGGTTTGACTCTGGTGATATGTACACGCTAGGCTTGGCCGAAAAGATTCTCGAGGTCATGACGTTGACGCCGTGGTGTAAGCACTGGCTACCTACGCGGATGCATAAGTTCCCTAAGTTCTCGATTGTCTTGCAAGCCATGCAAGCGCTGCCTAACGTATCAGTTAGATTTTCAAGCGATAGCGTACGGGGTGAATTTATCGCCGGGTTACATGGCAGTGTCATTGTCCCCGATAGCGAGACTTTGCCCGCTGGTGTATCATTGTGCCGTGCCTATGAGCATGAAGGTAAGTGCTCAGGTTGCCGTGCTTGTTGGGATAAGTCAGTTGACGTTATAGCGTATCCAGCGCATGGCCGTAAAATGGCCAAAGTTATCCGTATTATGAAAGGTTGACCCATGACCGAAAATAATATTGTCTATCTGTATGATGTATGCGGGTTGTCCTTTGACGTTATAGCGTTACGGTATAACGTACACGTTGACGTTATCCGGGAAATTGTCTCAAAACCTAAGCCGTATCCGCTGGCGTATCAGCCACGAAACCGATACAAGGGCTGGGTTAATGGTAAGTGATAGCTAAGATTTTAGACTGTAGCGTATCCGTTAGCGGGTACGTTATGGCCTACAATCTGTAGGGTTTAACCAATGATTGGGAGTAACAGCATGAAAACTATCAGCACAATTGCCCGTGAGATTTCCCGTGAATGGAAAAATGTTAACTATGCGGCTAAGCCGTATTTGCAGGCCATGTATTCATTGGATAGCGTGACCGATAGCTACTATCAAGATAGTGCAAAATCTATCGTTAGCTACTTTTTGTCGAATGCTAGCGGATACCGTGGCGATACCGCGAAGGCCCATAAAGCCGCTTTAAAGGCCATTGTAGGCTTGAAATAACATTGACTAGGGTTACAATATGTATCAAATTTACGATTGCACTGGAAAAGCCTTAGGGCGCGCCCAAGGCTATAAATTACATTCTACCGCTCAAGCCGTGGCTGAAAGGCCGGGTAAAGTACGTAGGGCAGTTTATGACGCGTTAGCTATGGCTAAGGTTATAAACCCTGAGCATAGGCTTATATACCGGATTAGCTGGATTGATCCCATTGGAAAGGGTACAATATGAGATACGAAGTACAATTTAAATCCTCCGGTATAGTGGCCTTTAGTGCCTCTGAACGGGGTATCTGTCAGCACTGGCTAGAATGTAACGACTATGAACCAGAAACGCCCTTTGTTGACCTTGACACTAACCTTGTTCGATGGGTTAGGGGTGATTGTCTTGGCTTGTTTGTTCTTAAGAAGGTGCAAAGCACCGGAAAGGTATCTTAATGCCTTATATTGAATTATCTGGTAGGGATAATCTGTCCCTTGTATGGCCTTTCCCGTCCTTTCCCAACCCATTGGACACTGGGCATAAGCGCCCTAAATTCAACCCTTCAAACCATGAGGATGCACCATTGTGATTAAAATCAAACAATTTACCTATACACTCAAGGGGTGTGAATGGTACGGACTCTGTGAAGTCCAGTCTATTGAGTCCCTACCGTTGATCGTTCGCTGCACTGACTTGTATCTTGAAGGCTATCGAGATGATAACCCTCCCGATATGAGGGATATTGTAGATTATCAGCTAGTCCTTGACATTGAGGATATGGTAAGATTAGAAACTGAGAACGGTAAATAACATTTAAAGGAAACAGAAATGACTACTTTTGAGAAAAACATTAAAGGAAAACACATTTTAGGGAATGCATGGGTGTACGGGAATGCAGAGGTGTCCGGGAATGCACGGGTGTACGGGAATGCACGGGTGTACGGGAATGCAGGGGTGTACGGGAATGCAGAGGTGTCCGGGGATGCACAGGTGTACGGGGATGCACAGGTGTACGGGAATGCACGGGTGTACGGGGATGCACAGGTGTACGGGAATGCATGGGTGGACGGGAATGCAGGGGTGTACGGGAATGCATGGGTGTACGGGAATGCAGGGGTGTACGGGAATGCATGGGTGTACGGGAATGCAGAGGTGTCCGGGGATGCACAGGTGTACGGGGATGCACAGGTGTACGGGAATGCACGGGTGTACGGGGATGCACAGGTGTACGGGAATGCATGGGTGGACGGGAATGCAGAGGTGTCCGGGGATGCACGGGTGTCCGGGGATGCACAAATTGAGAAAACAGCGGATTATTTGGTCATTGGCCCTGCAAAGTCATCAGGGCGATTCACCACTGCCCACAAGGACTCTAAAATTGGTATCCGTGTAAATTGTGGGTGCTTTAGCGGCACTGTGAAAGAGTTTTCAGAAGCTATAGAGAGGACACACAAGGACAACAAAGAACATTTAGAACAGTACCGACTGTTCTGTCAACTGATAGTCTTCAACTTTGGAGTCACAGAATGAAACCTAATCATTGGCTGGTGCTGTCAATAGTGCTTTTAGCTTACATGGTCGCTGGATACTATGATTCGCTGGCTCATTGATCTAATCTTACCCTCGAGAAAGGCCTATAGAGGGCTTTAAAAGGGCCTAGAAGGGCCTCTAACCAACCAACTAATGGCAGAGTAGCCAAAGGAGTTAATAATGCGTTGCCTTGTCTGCAATAAACAACTGAACGACTATGAATCAACACGTAGACATGCCATCACAAATGAATTCTTGGACACCTGCAATCGGTGCATGAAGGACATCCCTAACATTCCGACTAAGGACAGACAGGACTTGTTGAAGGAGGCGGACTACGATGACGATATGGACATCGAAGACACTGACTCTGTTACATCTTGTTACACTTTAGACCTTGACAAGGATTGAACAGGTTGTACAATATATACTATAGAGACTGAGACATTGCTTCTATGCTTAGAAGTTAACCTACTAACAGTTACTTATAACAAGTACTTATACAGTTAACGTATAAGCATTGATGTTTGATGTCTTAGAGACTTTAAAGTAACATTAAAGTAACGTTAAAGTCTCTATGTAACATAGACAATGTTAGATTGGTGTCTAAATGTTAGTAACTTTCATCAACAGGTGTTAATATGAATGATTCAATGATTGAGTATATGGACAACCAAGAGCAAGAACTTGTACGCTTTGAGTGCTGGTATCACTCTGTGATTGATGATATGGCTGG